ACTTTTTAGTTTGTTTTTGTTACAATTTTTTCATAATGTCGAATTGCACTATGGCCACCAGATACATATTTCCGATCAACATAATCTTCAAATTTATTACCACTTAGTGGCCAATCCCATTGCGGATCTAACATTTCATTACAATATAAGACCATCCAGTATCTGTAAATATCACCATAGTACTTATACGCAACAATTTCTGGTGTGTCATCATCTTGCACATCATACGAATAAAAAGCCAATGCGTTGTTTAGAACACTAGGAATGACACTGACTCTAGCCAACAAATTGGTGTAAAGTGTTGAGACATTATTTTTATCTGTATAAATTATTTTTGGTAAACTTTTAAAATATTGCATTTTAATATCCGTTGTCAATGTCTACTCTATCAACAAGTGAAATTTCTTGTAACTGTAACGTTACATTAGTTTGCACAGGTGCACCATCACCGTGAGCTGCCCATCCGTTTGGTGCATAATTGACTTCAACTGATTCGATTACACAATCTTTCAATTTAGGTATGTTCAAATTCTGTGAACTATTAAATAAAAATTCAACTCCAAAAACTGCTGGGGGATTCCAGAACATACCACCACCTGCGGCTGCTTTTTGTGGTGAAGACCATTTTCTAAAAAGTTTTATGATTTGTTTAACTTCTTGTGCTTCTTTGGCCGAATATGGTGTAAAGGTGAAAGACATATTAAATTGTCTAAATTCAATACCTTGAAACAATAGTTGTTTTTGTGGATTAAATACATAACCCGCTTTATTCAAAGCAAGTCGTAATGCATCGTTGCCTCCGTCACCAAGCTGGCCAGTCAATTTACTGACTACACCACCAATAACGGGTAATGCTCCGGCTGCTGAGGCCAAAGTTGTAGAATCATTATATTGGGATGAATTTGTGAAACTCATTGTTTCCGGCATATATAATGCAATGTTTGCAATTGTTTCTGTTGTTTTTGATGAAACGAAATTTGAAACTTGTTCAAGAATCTTACCACCAGAATCTATACCTGAGAATACGGCATTTGTTGTTTTTTCAATAACAGCGTCACTTCCACTGGTTACAAATTCTGTTGCTTGAGAAAAAGTATCACTGACTTTTGATACTGCACCTTGCGCTGCATCAGCAACACCACCTAGTCCAGAATCATATAAACTTTTTGCTGATCCATACAAACCTTTAGTACCCGATATCACTGATGCTTTAACCTCATCTAGTGATGTTTCGTGTATTTTTTTAATTGTGAAAACTACTGCATGGCTTTTCGTTGAACTGCCTAAATCTCTAGGATATTTGTAAAATTGTATTCCACCATTCTGGTATAAAGAAGCTAATGGGCCACTGCCGGTGCTCAATCCGAATCCGGGAATGTTTACACCACCTATAGATGTTGGTATTGTTATGAGTGCCATTGTTTTTTTTAAAAAGATTGATATATACTTATTTATGGCATATTCTGGAAGATTCCGACCTTCAAATCCTCAAAAATACGCAGGGGATTACAAAAATATCATTTATCGCTCATCATGGGAATGTCGAGTGATGAATTGGCTCGACAAAAATCCAAATATTGTGTCTTGGGCTTCAGAAGAAATCATAATTCCATACAAATCTCCCGTTGATAACCGAATGCATCGTTATTTTCCTGATTTTGTCGTTAAAGTTCGTGACAAAGATGGTAGGTTTAAGACCATGATGTTGGAAGTCAAGCCCAAGAAACAAACCATGGAACCAGAAAAGAAAAAACGTATCACGAAACAATATATTCAAGAAGTTGTGACGTGGAGTGTCAATCAGGCCAAATTCAAGGCGGCCACAGAATATTGTTTGGATCGTGGATGGGAATTCAAACTTATCACGGAAGACCATCTCGGACTGTAACTAAATATCCGATGACAACAAAATCCATACTCACTACGATAACTGAAGAAAAACTTCAGGCTCAACATCCAACAATGAGCCAAGAGTCTCTAAAATGGTTGATGCAAAAAGTCGCCGGCCTTAGAAATCCCGGTCGACTATCTATTCCAATAACAAAAGAAAAAGAACGTTGGACTAGACCCGCTGACAGACAAAAATTTTTAATGGGTGGGTTATATTATTTTGTTTATGATCCCAAAGGTAAAAATAATTTACCATATTACGATAGGTTTCCACTTGTTTTGC